CAATGGCGCTGGTGCGATACATGGCGACAAGCTGATCGTCGGCGATTGTGGTGTTGTAATAATGGGTGTGCGCCGCCTTGTCCCGGTCCGTTCCGAGATTGGCGACGATGTTGCGCAGGCCGTCCATGATACTCATATTGTTCCAGCCCATGAATTATTTTTTGCTGATATCAACGGCTCAACTGCATATCGCACAGCATCCCATCCGTGGTTATGCGCGTCAATGATTTTCGTGCCAACGTCACCCGCATCGTTTACCTTGTAGCTGTAAAGCCGCGCTTCTTGCTGCATGTTAACACAATCGGGATGAATTACAATACGGACGAAGCTGCGCAGATACGCAATGCCGTCTTCGATGCTGCCCGGCCACTTGCGCACCGATGCAGCTAGGGGCAAACCGTGTCGTTTTAGGTGGCTGATCGCGGCGGGGCTGGCGCTGTCCCATCGGCTGAGTTGACGCTCAAATCCGGGAATGGCTGATATGACGGCAGATGGCGTATCGTCATATTCCAGCCCCTTGCCGAATTTCTCGCGCCTGATCCAGATGTCGGGGCCGCTGAGCCAGACCTCCACCGCAGCAGTCGGGTCTTGTGAATAACCAAAGTCACCGCCGAAATACGGACCATCCCAATCATTGCCGGGGTCAAATTCCTCTACATGCACCTTACCATGAAACACCTGCGCATTGCTGTTTTGCAGATAGGCACCATCCCAAACGTGGGCATATGTGCCTGGGTCTAGCCGCTCTTGCTCTCGCCTGCGCAGCTTTTCCAAGCCTTCAGGGAAGAAAGGATTGTCGGCCCAATTAACTTCGACCACGGTTGCGGACGCGGGCGGGTTTTGACGAAACCGCTTATCAACCGGGCTGGATTCGTCGCGCGGGTTCCATAGCGCCCAGATTTCAGACTTCGGCTGGCGGAACACCGTCGCCTCAAGAACAAGCCATCCGCTTTCGGGTATGTCCTCAGCTTCTTCGATTATCGTCAGATCGATCTTGGCCAGTGATTTGATGGATTGCTCGTTTCGGCGCAGTCCTTTGAATATGAATGCGGTGCCATTCGCGCCCTTGATGTAATCAACACCCACATCGTAGTGGGCGGCAAGAAATGGAGTGGCTTCGATTGCTGATTTTAATTCAGCGAAAAAACTTTCCTTGATGCTGGCCTGAAATTCCCGAACGCAAAGAACGCGCATCCGATCTGCATATCCCCAGACAGCAGACATCAACGCCGCGCTGTAGGACTTGGCTGAGCCTCGCCCACCGTAGATTGCGCGATAGCTGACAGACCCGCGCGGGGCGGCAAATACCGGCACCAGCTTTGAAGGCAGTTTAATCGTTGCGCTGGTCATCAGACTTTGCGGCCTCGATCACAATGCGCGTAGGCGTCATGCTGCCGTCCTCTGACACATGGTTCACGTCGGACGTTTCGCGCCACCGGGCGCGCGTCTTGAGCCAGAACGTCATGGACGCCGTGTCGCCGCCTTTGGCTTTGTTGAACAGCGCGCCGCCGATTGTGGCGTTGGCTTTCGCCATAGATAGGTCCAACTCGTCGCGGTAATACTTGCGCAAGGTCTTTTTGTCGATGCCTATCACGCGGGCGATCATTTGCTGGGTCGTGCCGACCGTCGCGTGAAGCTGCACAAGATTGCGCTGCGCATCGGTCGGCGCGTGCTGTTTGCGACCACAGGGGTTTTTAGGCATTCCGTTCATGCGTTAAATATAGCGCGGGTAATTATTGTTGACAAGGTGGTTGACAGGGTGGACAATAGCAGGTAATAAGGACGCAGAGAGACACACCGGCAAGGAGCCACACCATGCAAGACCAATACACCGCCCTGAACAATATGATCTTCACCTTTCAGAAAGAAGTCATGCGCCTTGATGTTGCCAAGATGGACCATGAGGTCCGCGCCACGATGGAAGCGGTAGAGGCCCAGCTTGACGCACTGCGCACGGGCAAGCTGTTTCAATTGCGCTGAGGCTCTACGGGCCGAACGGCCGGCCCCGTAGAGCCCCAAGGGTGGCGGTCAGGCCGGTGAAATTTTGCCAGCGTTGGATTATCACGTCGCAATATTTGGGGTCGAGTTCCATCATGCGGCAATCGCGGGCGGTCTTTTCGCAGGCGATCAGGGTTGAGCCGCTGCCGCCGAATAGGTCAAGGACAAGGCTATTTTTATGGTATGTGTCCAAAATATCAACGATCAGATCAACAGGCTTTTCGCAGCTATGAACCGTCTTATGAACCTTCTTTGCCTCCCAAACATCAGCGGGCGCTGTTGAGGGATAAACAGGTTTTCCCTTCAAGCAAAGATAAAAAGGCTCATGCTTTGGCCTTGAATAGTATCCGATCCCAAAGTTGTTTTTGACCCATATGTGCATCGCCTGAATCTTAAATAACTTTCCGATTGAAGCCTCAAAGGCTCCCAGCTTTGACCACCCCGTCCAAATAAAAGCATATGTGTCAGGCTTCATTGCGGCAAACGCACAACCAAACACATCGTCAAGGAACTGATCAAACTCAGCGCCGTCAAGCGCATCGTTCAATATCTTTTCATGCGTTCCGCGCGGTGGCTTAAAGTCAATACCATAAGGCGGATCGGTAAACACCATATCAGCCTTACGCCCATCCATCAGCCGCTCCACCGCGTCAATGCTGGTCGAGTCTCCGCACATCAGCCGATGCCGCCCCAGCAGCCACACGTCGCCCAGAACCGTCACAGGCACGGCAGGCGCGTCTGGCACCGCGTCAGGATCGGTCAGGCCCTCGGTGGCGTCCAGTGTCAGCGCGGCGATCTCGCCCAAGTCAAACCCGGTCAGCGTCAGGTCAAAGCCCGCCGCGTCCAGGTCTTCAAATTCCAGCTTCAGTAGGTCGATGTCCCATTCGGCAAACTCTGACACTTTATTGACGCTCAGGCGGAACGCCTTGATCTGCGCGTCGGTCAGATCGTCGGCCAGGATCACCGGAACCTCTGTCAGACCCAGCTTGGCGGCGGCCTTTAGCCTCAGATGCCCGTCCACCACCGTGCCGTCTGACTTGGCGACGATCGGCACGCGAAACCCGAACTCACGGATCGCAGAAGCCACCCTGTCAACGGCGTGATCATTCTTGCGCGGGTTCCGAGCGTAGCCGATGCAGCGCTCTATCGGCCATGTTTCAAACTGCAAAGTCAACGGCATCGGTCCTTTATCTCGTCGTATGTCTGGCCCGTCGCCTCAAGGGTGGCGGTCTGGCCGGTGAAGTTCTGCCAGCGTTGGATTATCACATCGCAATATTTGGGGTCGAGTTCCATCAACCGAGCAAAGCGTCCGTGCGTTTCACATGAAATCAGGGTTGTTCCAGAACCTCCAAAAGGTTCATATATGTGATTCCCAGCGAACGAAAATTCGATAATTCCCATGTCTGACATTTCAACTGAAAATGTGGCTTTGTGATCGTCCCTCTGGTTTATTTTCTTTGTTTCCCAATAATTCCACCGGCAATCTCCGTATTTTTGTGATGTAAGATACGTATCGTTCAAACTCATCACAAAAACAAATTCGCATTTTCTGCTGTAAATTCCGACTTGTGGAAGATTTATTGACCCACCTTTGTTCCAGACGATTGTTTCTTTTATGCTAAATGGGTTTTGATCTGAGAATAATATTCTCCCATAATCGTCACGGCTTTTTGCGTTATATGATACATTCCACACAAAAGAATGAATGTCACTCAAGTGCGGCAATAATGAATTGAATACAGAAATACAAAAATCAAAATATTCTGATTTTGATTTATTATCGAAATCATTTTGGTATAGACTTTCCACTCGTTTACCATGCGAAAAAAGGTCGCCACTACCTCCACCTTGGTTATAAGGTGGCGATGTAAAAACTAAATCTATTTTCTGCCCATCCATCAGCCGCTCCACCGCGTCAATGCTGGTCGAGTCTCCGCACATCAGCCGATGCCGCCCCAGCAGCCACACGTCGCCCAGAACCGTCACAGGCACGGCAGGCGCGTC